AGTTTATAAAAGACGGTCAATATTATGTTTTAAGTCATTCATTTATGCCAAAAGATACTTTTGATAAGAGAGTAAGGGAAGCTAGATTACCTTTTGACTTATGGCATAAAGAAGGGTGGCTAACAGTAACAGAAGGAATGGTAGTAGATTATAACTATATTAAAAAATATATTCAAGATATAGAAGAAAAATATAATATAAACATTACTGAAATATGTTACGACCCTTGGAATGCTTCACAGTTTGCAAATGATATGAGCGAGTTAGGATATGAAATGATAGAAATTAGGCAAGGGATAAGAACACTTGGAGAGCCTTGTAAAAGCTTTAGAGAAGAAGCTTATAGTGGTAATTTATTTCACAATAATAACCCTGTTTTAAATTGGGCTTGTAGTAATGCAATAACAAAACAAGACAGTAATGCTAATTTTATGTTAGATAAAGCACAGTCTAGTGATAAAATAGACCCTTTAGCTTCATTAATAAATGCACACGTTGTAGCAATACAAGAGCCTTTAGACATAAACGAAATTACTAGTGAAATGTTAGATATGCTAGGGTGGTAAATTGACTTGAAAGGAGGTGGAAAAATGAATATAAAAGATAGATTTAAAGCCTTTTTAAATCCTCAAAACAATATAATGAGGGATAGTCAATTTTTAGACTTATTAGGTATTAATAGTGGTAATGCAGAAGCTATAAACGAGGTAACTTATTTTACCTGCTTAAAAATATTATCTGAAACTTTAGGAAAACTTTCTATAAAGATGTACCAAGATACTGAAAAAGGAGTTATAAAAGCTAAGACTAATGATGTATATAACTTATTAAAGCTTAGACCTAATCCATATATGACTAGTTCAGTATTTTGGGCTACTATTGAAAGGAATAGAAATCACTTTGGTAATGCTTACGTTTGGTGTAGGTATCAAAGAGGTAAATTAATAGACCTTTGGATAATGCAAAATGAACAGGTAGAAGTATATATTGATGATATGGGTTACTTTGGTAAGCCGAACAAAATATGGTATATATACACAGACCCTAAAACAAATAAAACTTATACAATGAATAGTGATACTGTATTACATTTTAAAACTTCAAACTCTGATGACGGTATACTTGGCAAAAGTGTTAGAGATACTTTAACAGATAGCATAGAAGGTGCTAGTAAATCTCAAAGATTTATGAACAAATTGTATAAAGAAGGTATGACGGCTAGAGCAGTACTTCAATATACAGGAGATTTAGATAAAGAAGCTAAGAGAAGGCTATTAAAAGGTGTTGAAGAATTTGCAACAGGAGAAAATAATGCAGGTAAAATTATACCTATTCCTTTAGGTATGCAAATTCAACCTTTAGATATTAAATTAGCAGACGCACAATTCTTTGATTTAAAGAAGTATAATGCCCTTCAAATTGCAGGTGCTTTTGGAATAAAACCTAATCATTTAAACGATTATTCTAAATCTAGCTATTCAAATAGTGAAATGCAACAATTAAGCTTCTATGTTGACACTTTACAATTCATATTAAAACAATATGAAGAAGAAATAACTTATAAATTATTAGATAGTAACCTAATAAATCAAGGTTACTTTTTTAAATTCAATGAAGGCTCAATTTTAAGAGCAGATATGAAAACACAAGCAGAATGTCTAGCTAAATATGTTAATAATGGTATATATACACCTAATGAAGCTAGAGATTTATTAAACTTACCTTCTGAAATAGGGGGAGATAAGCTTATGGTTAATGGGAATTATATTCCTATTGATTTAGTAGGAACTCAATATTTGAAAGGAGGTGGAAACGTTGAAGAATAATTTAAAAAATATGCTAGAAATAAAAAACTTTACTGATACAACTTGCGATTTATATTTCTATGGAGATATAGTTGATAGTTGGTTAGGTGCTTGGGACGATGCAGACCAATACCCACAAGCTATAAAAGAATTTTTAGACCAAGCTAAAGACAAAGATATAAATATATATATCAATAGTGGTGGAGGGTCAGTATTTAGTGGTATGGCTATTTATAATATGCTAAAAAGACATAAGGGCTATAAAACTGTATATATTGACGGTTTAGCAGGGTCAATTGCTTCTGTAATAGCTTTAGCAGGGGATAAAGTTATAATTCCTTCAAATGCTTATTTTATGATACATAAGCCTTGGTGCAGTAGTGCAGGAAATTCTAACGAACTTAGAGAAATGGCTAACACTTTAGATAAAATAGAAGAAGGAATAATAAATGTTTATTCTGAAAATCTAGCAGAAGGTGTAGACATAGAGGATATAAAATCTATGGTTAATGATGAAACTTGGCTAACAGGTGTTGAAGCTTCAAAATATTTTAATGTAGAGGTATCAAATTCAGTTCAAGCAGTAGCTTGTGTAAGTGATTACTTTGATAAATATAACAAAGTACCTTCTGATATTTCTAAAGAGGTTAAAACAGAAGAAGTTGAGCCTAAAGAAGAAATAAAAGAAGAAGCTAAAGTAATAAATGATGAACAAATAAAAGATATGTTATTAATGGAACTAGAATTAATTTAGTTCTTTTTTTATATTTAAAACTTTATACAAAGGGGGTCAATAAATGACTAAAGAAATGAGAGAGTTATACAACTCTATAAAAGAAAAGAAAGAAGAAGCTAAAGCTTTAGTATTAGAAAACAAAATAGAAGAAGCTAAAATAATGAAAAATGAAATAGCTTCAATGACTGAAAAATATGATTTAATGAATGAATTATACGAAGAAGAAAAAAAGGAGATAGTAAACAAAATGGAAAACAAAATAGAAAACAAAGTAGAAAAAACTTACGAGGAAAAATTCTTAAATTCTTTAAAGACTAAATTCCAAAATGGAATGTCAGAAGGTGTAGCAGAGGACGGTGGATACACAGTACCACAAGATATACAAACTAAAATAAATGAATTAAGAGAAGCTAAAGACAGTTTACAAAACTTAATAAAAGTTGAAAAAGTTAATACATTAAGTGGGTCAAGAGTATTCAAAAAGAGAGCAAACACAACAGGATTTGCAAAAGTTACAGAAGGTGGAACAATAACAGAAAAAGATACACCACAATTCACAACTTTAGAATACAAAGTAGACAAATTCGCAGGATTTTTCAAAATGACTAATGAATTACTTGCAGATAGTTCAGAAAACGTAAAAGCTACTTTAATAGATTGGATAGGAAATGAAAGTAGAATAACTAGAAATAAATTAATATTAGAAGCTTTAGACACTAAAGAAAAAACTGCTATGGCAGGACTTGACGATATAAAGAAAGCTATAAACGTAACTTTAGACCCTGCTTTCTTACCTAATGCAGTAGTAGTAACTAACCAAGAAGGGTTTAACTACTTAGATACTTTAGTTGACGGAAACGGAAACTATATATTACAAGCAGATATAACAAATGCTTCTGTAAGAAGATTATTCGGTAAATATCCTGTTCACGTTATATCTACAAAAGATTTACCAATGGCAGACGGTAAAGCACCTATAATAATAGGAGATTTAAAAGAAGCTTGTGTAATGTTCGATAGACAAACATTATCAGTAATGGCTTCAAACGTTGCAGGAGATAGCTTCTTATCAGATGTTACTTTATTCAGAGCAATAGAGAGAGAACAAGTAAAAATGAGAGATGAAGAAGCAATAGTATACGGACAAATAACAATAGGTGCTTCAAGAAAGAAGTAATTTAATTAATAAATTAGGGTAGAGTGAATAACTCTATCCTTTTTTAATGAAAGCAGGTGTAACAATGCTTGAAGAAATAAAAAATTATATGAAAATTGATGAAGATTATGACGATAGCTTAATAAATTCATTAATTGAAAGTGCTAATATATATATGGTTAATGCAGGAGTTAAAAATTTTGATAATGCTTTATATAAATTAGCTATAAAAATGCTTGTGCTTCATTGGTACGAGAATAGAGAAATTATAGGTAATGCTAATAAGCTATCTTTTAGCTTAGATAATATAATAACTCAATTAAAATATTGTTATGAGGTGGAATAAGTGAATATAGGAGAACTAAAACACAGAGTAACAATACAAAAAAGGGTAGAAAAAAAACCTTTAGAAGATACTACTTATACAGATTTTAAAACTGTATGGGCTAAAGTAAGTAATTTATACGGTAAAGAGTTTATAGAAGCCCAAAAACTAGAAGCTAATATATCTAAAAAGCTTATTATTAGGTATATAAAAGACCTAGACCCTTCAATTAATCCTAATACTTGTAAAGATTTTATAATCACTTATAAAGGGATTTCTTACAATATTTTATATATAGACAATATCAAAGAAGAAAATAAATTTATGGAAGTTATGGCAGGTGTACTGTAGTGGCTTTAGAATTTAATTTTGGAGATTTAGAGCAGAAACTAAATAACCTTAGCAGGAAGTTATCTAATGAATTAACAGATAAAGCACTACAAAAAGGTGGAGATATTGTACTAGAAGAAATGAATAAGAATGTACCTGTTGACACAGGGCTTTTAAAGTCTAGGCTTGATACAAAATTTAAGGGGTCAAACATTAATAGAAAAATTGATGTAGGTATACTTAATAATAAAGACAGAATTGCAACTTATGGATATTACCAAGAATATGGCTCTAGGAGAATGACAGGTAAAAAATGGATTAAAAAAAGTTGGCAAAAGTCTATCAAAAAAGCTTCTGATGAAATAGGAAAAGTAGTAGTAAATGAAATTTTAAAGTAGGTGTATTAAATGCACAATAAATTAGTAAAAATTCTTGAAGCTTTAGGAATTGATATAGCTTTTATGGAGTATGAGGGAAATTCTAGCGAATATATTATATTTGATATATATAACGAAGTAGATACTGATTTTTCAGACGATAATTCCCTATCAGATACATATTACATACAAGTAAATTATTGGTTTAAAAGCTTAAAGAATTTAAATAAATACAATGAAATTAAAGAATTATTAAAAAATAATGGCTTCATATTTGACGGTGCTAAAGATGTAAAAGATAGTGGGTACTATGGTAAAAATATGGACTTTATTTATATAAACTATAAGGAGGAAATTTAAAATGGCTAAAGTAAAAAGAATACAAGGCTTAAAAAATATCCACGTAGCTAAAATAACAGGCGAAGGATATGCAACACCTGTTCAAGTGCTTGGGGCAAAGGAAATAAATGCAGAATTGTCTTATGAAGAAGTAAAAATGTATGCAGATGATATGATAGACTATATGGACTTTGCTTTCGCAGGTGGAAGTGGTACTTTAACACTTACAGGACTTGAAGCTAGTGAATATGAATTATTCTTTGGCTCAACTTTAAAAGAAGGTGGTGCAGTAGTTAAGACTACTGATGTAGCACCAGAGTTAGCTTTATTATTTGAAAATGATAAATTAGGTGTAGTAGGTAAAAGATTATATGTTTTATATGCAGTAAAATTCGCACCACCTTCAATATCTTCTAAAACTAAAGAAGGTACAATAGAAGACGGTACAGTAGAACTTCAATTCTCTGTAAGGGAATTATCAACAGGAGAGATATTCAGATTTGTTGATACTGATAGCGAAGAAGCAGTAGAAGGAATAGAAGAAACTTGGTTTACACAAGTACAAATATAAATTAATATTTTAAAATTTAAGGGGCTAGATATTTATTTTATCTAGTCCTTTTTCTTATAGGAGGGCAAAAAATGATACAAATAAAATTAAAGGGGCAAGAATATAATGCAAAGTTAGACTTTAGGACTATGGCAAATATTCAAGGGGAATTAAGAAAAAGAGATGTAAAAATAGGCTTCCAAGAGATGTTTGAAAGAATACAGGAACAAGACTTTATGGTAATTACCGAAATAATAGTGCAGTCAATATTAAGATGTCATACACAACTTAAAAGACACCATATAGAAGATAAATTAGACCTAGACGAGTTAGTAAATGCTCTTAACTTTGTTGCAGAATTAGTTCAAAATTCTATAACTACAAACGAGGGAAAGCCACAAGAGGAAGCAACTCACAAATAAGGCATAAATCAAATAATAATGAGTGGGATTTAGACTATCTTCAATATTGTCATTATACAATTTTAAAACGTTCTGATGATTTTTGGGAATTAACACCTAAGCAATTATTTAAGCAATTAGATATTCATTTAGAACTTAATAAAAGCAATAATGATAATGAAGATACAATAGAATATTTATAATAATCACAGAAAGGTGGTGGTTATATGGCTAAAAGTGAAGAAATAGCTTCTTTGTCGGTCAGTTTGGCACTTGCAACAGATAAATTTGATAAAGCTATTACAAGTGTAAATAAGCAAATTAAACAAAGTGAAAGGCAATTTAAAGAAGCTAGTAAAGGGCTAGAAGGTTTTGAGAATAGTTTTAAAGGTTTAGATACTAAAATACAAGCAACAACAAAGCAATTAGACCTTTATAACCAAAAGCTAGAGGTACAAGGTAAAAAATTAAACCAAGTTGAAAAAGACTATGATAGCCAAAAGAAGAAGCTTGATGAAATAGAACAAACTTTAGGCAAAGGCTCTGATGAATGGAAAAAACAAGCAGAGTTAGTGCAGAAAACTTCTGATAAGTATAATAAAATATCTAATGATATAAAAAATACACAAAGTAATATAAATAGACTTAATAAAGATTTAAAAGGCTCTAAAGACCAATTTAAAGCTTTAGAAGATAGTTTAAAAGACACAGGAGAAGAAGCCGAAACTTTATCAGATAAATTAAGTTCAATAGATAAATCAACTAAACTAGCTATGAGTGAATTTAATAAGCTAGAAAGTGCTTTAGACGATACTGCTAGTGAATTTGATAAGTTGCAGGTGCAACTAAAAAAAGTTGGCACAGAGTTAGAAGGTAGTAAGTCAAAATTTAAAGCTTATAGTAATGAAATAGAAGCCCTAGAACAAACTTTAAAAGACAGTAAATCAGAGTATGATTTATTAGGGCAAAAAATAAAAGCTTTAGAAAAAGATTTAGCTAGTTCTGAAAAGACTTTTGGCAGTAATTCTAAAGAGGTTAATAAGCTTAAAAAAGAATTAATTGAACTTAAAGACACTCAAAACAGGGTATCTAGTGAGATAAAAAATACTACTAGCACACTAAATAAGCTACAAACAGAAGCTAATAATACAGTAAGTGATGTAAATAGGCTAGGTAAAGAATTTAAAGACCTACAAAGTGAAATAAATGACTTAAACACTAACAAAGCTATCAAAGAAATTAACAAGCTTGTAAAAGAATTTAAAGAAGCAGAAAGTGAAATAAAAGACTTTGGAGAAAACCTAAAGGATATGGGCGAAAGCTTTAGTGGTATTTCCTTAGGCTTTACAGGTATTGGTGCAAGTGCGATAGCTAGTGCCATTGAAACTGATAATGCTATGGGTAAAATACAGGCTTCTTTAGGTTTAACGAGTAAAGAAGCAGAAGAAACTAAAGAAAGAGTTCAAGACCTTGCTCAAAATGGCTTTAATTTTAGTGATACTTTAGATAGCATAACTAAAGTTGAACAGGCTATGGGAGATATGCTAAATCCTAGACAAGTTGACGACCTTGTTGCAGAATTACAAGTATTTGAAAACTATTTTGAAGCAGATGTCCAAGATAGTATAAAAGCAGTATCTTCTATGATGAGAAATTTTGGTATTACAGGACAGGAAGCTACTGATGTAATAGCTAAAGGTTTTCAAATAGGGCTTAATGCTAGTGATGATTGGCTTGATACCCTTTGGGAATATAGTGTTCAATTTTCAGATTTAGGACTGACTGCCGATGACACTTTAAAGCTTATTGCTAATGGTATGGAAAGTGGGGCTTTTAATACTGATAAATTGGCAGATGCACTAAAGGAAAGTAAATTAAGACTTTTGGCTATGGATAAAGCTAGTATAGGTGCAATAGAAAGTTTAGGATTAAATGCAGAAAAAGTTCAAAAGAATATAGGTAATACAGGGGAAACTTCAAGAAAGCAAATAATACAATTAGCTAAAAAGGTTATGGAAATCGAAGACCCTATTAAAAGAAATGAAGTTGCTACTGCTATATGGGGAACACAATTTGAGGACTTAGGTATAGCAGGAATAGAAGCCCTTTCTATGATTAATGAAAATATGATAGAAAGTAAAGGTACTGCCGACAAAGTTAGAGAAAGTTATGAGGAAACTTTTGGGGCAAAGCTTACAGGAATGATAGAACGTATAAAAGAGCCTTTAGCAGAAATAGGAAAGGTATTTTTAGATATATTAGAGCCTATTATAGCATTTGCAGGGCATATTGCAGAGGTAGTTAGTTGTGTTCCAATGCTTGATGTATTATGTGCTTCTTTTATAGGTATAATGGCAGTATTAACTCCATTAATTAACTTAGTTGCTAATAGTGTAATAGCCTTTAATGGATTATCTCAAATATTTGGTGGAACTATTAATATAGCAGGTGCTTTAAGTGGTATTTTAGGCACTTTAAGTGGTGTATTTACTACAATAGCCACATTTATTACAGGTACTTTAATTCCTGCGATAGTTAGTTTAGTATCTACTTTTGGCTTACCTATTGCAATAATTGGTGCAGTAATAGGGGCAGGATATTTACTTGTAAAGAATTGGGATATGGTTAAAGAAGGTGCAAAGGCTTTAGGCGAATGGATAAGCAAAACTTTTAATAGCATAAAAGAAAATGTATCTAAGGCTATGAGCCAATTTATTCAAATAGGTAAAGATAATATTAAAAAGTTATCTAGCGACCTTTTAAATGGTTGGAATAATATAAAAAATACTTGTGTTACTAAATGGAATGAAATTTCTAAAGCAATAACACAGGCTATAAGCAACTTTGTAAAAACAGGTGTAGATAATGTAAAAGCACTATACAATGATTTAAAAACTCAATTCAATAACATAAAAGATACTTGCAGTAGAGTATTTAGTAAGATAGGAGATATACTTGTAGCACCTTTTAGAAATGCTAAGAAAACTATTGATAGTATTTTAGGTGGTATTTCTAGTGGAATAAGTAAAGTTACAGGGTGGCTAGGTGGTAAAGGTAAAAGTATTTCAATAGATACAAAGCTTAATACACCACAAGTAGCAAGTTCTTTTAATGATTTACAGGTGCAAAGTTCTTCAATGTTAAGAAGTGGCTCAATTACTGATAGCTTAAAAGATTTATCTAGCAATTTAAACAAGCTAGATTATTATTCTAATAGATATAGAGCTTCAAGTGATAATAACATAGCTAGGTCCGTTTCAAGTAATAATTCTAATAGTGATATTAAAAACGAATTAAAAGAGCAAAATAACCTATTAACTCAATTACTAAATGTAATGCAAAATAACAATTCAGATAGTGGTATACATTTAAATATAGAAAACTTTAATAATAATAGAAATATTGATATTAAAACTCTATACGAAGAACTAGAATATTATAAGTATCAAAGCAAATTAGCAAGAGGAGGGGTATAAAAATGAGTTGGTTTAATTTCTTAGATAAAAATTGTAATAATTTTGGCATAGTAGTAGAAAAATATCCTAGCCTTTTTATACCTGTAAAATCCTTTGAGAAAGTAAATATAGCAGGTAATGACAAAGCAGAATATAGGGCAGGAACTTATGAGCCTATAACTTTATCTATTGAATGTTATTTAAAAGATAGAAGCCCACAAAAGATAAGGGAAATATCAAAGTGGTTAAACAGTAAATCAGAAGGAAAGTTAATAATAGGTAATGACCCTAATTTCTATTATAATGCTAGAATTATAAATGCTATTCCAATAAATAAAGTAATTAATTTATTTGGCAGGTTTGTTATTCAGTTTGAATGTGAGCCTTTTGTTTATAGTTTAGAGGAAGAAGTTATAACTATAACTTCAAATACTGAAATAGAAAACAAAGGTATAACAATATCAAAGCCTATTTACAAAGTATATGGCAGTAATGCAACTTTAAAAGTTAATAATAAAGAATTTAATATTTATAGCATTAATGATTATGTTGAAATAGATACAGAGTTAATGGAGTGTTACAAGAATAATGTATCTATGAATACAAATGTTAATGGAAATTATACTGATTTATGGCTTAAAGAAGGTAAAAATATCATTGAAATAAGTGGGGCTACTAAAGTGGAAATAACTCCTAAATGGAGGTATTAAAATGTTTATAGCACAGGTATATGATAAAAATACAAGCAAGGATATACTTCTTAGCAGAAATGGTATAGCTTCTTTAAATAAAGCTAGTAAATGTATTATAAAAGAAAAACTTAACGGAGAATATGAACTAGAATTAGAGTATCCTCTTGATGATACTAAAGTAAAGTATTTAGACAAGTGGAATATAATTAAAGCAGATAATCAACTTTTTAGAATATATAAAACTAATGAGGATATGATTAATCATACTATTACTGTAAATGCTAGGCATATTTTTTATGATTTAGATGACGGTTTTATGATAGATAATAGAGCAGAGAAAAAGACCGTTAAACAGGCTATGCAAATAGCTTTAAACTGTGATAACTTAGATAAAATATTTACCGTTGATAGTGATATAGAGGATATAAATACTTTATATATGGTAGAGCAAAGCCCTTTGACTTCTATGTTTGAAATTATAAACAGGTGGCAAAAAGGGGAATTAATAAGAGATAATTTTAATATCACTATAAGAAATGATGTTGAGTATTCAAGTGGTATAGAAATTAGATATAAAAAGAATATGCTATCTTTAAATAAAGAAACTGATATAGACAGGATATGTACTAGGATATACCCAAAAGGTAAAAATGGCATAACTTTAAAAGAAAAATATATATCAGTACCTAATATAAAAGTGGGTGCAGTAAATTCTCCACCAAGAGAAAAAACAAAGCTTGTTAAATTTGAAGAAGCAGAAGATGAAACAACACTTAGAATATTAGCTAAAAGATACGTTGAAAAACTAGCTTTCCCTTTTGAAAATATCAAAGTTGACTTTTTAGATATAACAACACTTGAAAAGTATGAGAAAATAGAAGGTTTAAAACAGGCAAAAGTAGGAGATGTTGTAGATGTTTACCACGATTTATATAATAGATATTATAAATTTAAATGTATCTATATAGAAAAAGACCTTTTAAACGGTGCTAATACTAAAGTTGAGTTGGGAGAAATTAGAGAGTATTTTGAAAGCTTAGACTTTAGCGAGGTTTATGATAGTATAGAAAGTTTAAGACCTGCTTTATATTATTATAGAAACAATAACGATTTAACTATAAATAGCATTGATTATGAGCAACTATTTTATGAAGGTATATCAGTAAATTCTAATACACATTTAAAATTATATATAGCTTTAAACGGTACTACTGAAACTGAAAATACTTTAGATATACAAATACTGCTTAATAATAACCCAATAGAGTTTACTCCAAAACATAAGCTGAATATAGGTAATAACGTTATAGGAATACCTTTAGCTATACCTGCCTTGCAAGGTGGGGAAGCTTATTATTTAAGTGTCAAAGTTAAAACTAATGAAGGCACTTTTTTTATGCCTAAATTTAATGCTCAAATATTTGCAGAAGGTGTTGGACTTGGTGGTGGTATGAGTTCAGAAGCACCACATATTGAAGCAATTGAATATATAAACTATTTAGATTTATACCTAAATAAAATTAATCACTCTATTAAAATAGGTACAGATATTCCTATTTCTTCGGTAAACACTAAAAAGATAAAATATTCAAATTTAAATACAGAAGATATTATAAATATTTCAGAAAATGTAAAAATAATTTTAGATTAAAAGGAGGACTTATGAGAGCAAGTGTAAGTATTGACAAAAACTTTATAACAGGCGAAATAAATAAAAGTATAAAATATAAAGGCGAGACAAGTACAAAAGGAATTGCAACTATCCAATTATTTGATGAAAATAACAATATACAAAGAGAAATTGTTACAGAAAACTGTATATCAGATGTTATTAAAGCATATGCTTATGAGGCCACATATAAGCAAAAACTTTTAGAGGGTGCCTCTTCAATTATCTTCCCTTCGGATATGACTGCGAATATCCTTCTTACAAGCGACACAGAAGAAGAAGACCCTAAGAAAAATACAGTATTAAAGAGTAATTTAATAGGGTTTGCAGGTAGAACACAAAACTATTCTGGAAGCAGTACAATTCAAGGAACTTATAACTCTGCCGAAAGTTCAGTTTATACTGATGAAAATGGTAACATAGTATATCATAAGGTATATGATTTCCCAACTCACTCGGCAAATGGAACTATAAACTCTGTTTGTTGGTCGCCTTATACATCATCAAGTGTTATTTATAAAATTAACCATACTAGCGATTTTGAAAGTTTAGTGCGAAGCACAGAAAATAGACATTATAATTTTGATAGAACAAAATGTGTATACCTTGTTGACACAGGAAAAGGTATAATGATTGTTGATATGGAAAATGGCGATATTAACCTTGTTAAATTAAGTCAACAATTTGATATGGCAAATATTGATGCCTATAAAATAATTTATAGGGAAAATGAATTTATAATAGCAGGTATTAATAAGTCTACTTATGATTTGATTGTTAATTTTTATCAATTAGACGGAAAAATATCAAAAAGTCTAGTTATAAATGGCAAAGGCAAGTCATTTAACTTTACAGGAGGCAAAACGGCAACTGTTTATGATATAGCATATACTAACAGCTATGCAGTATATGTTGATGATGATTATATATATGTGTGTGCATTCGAGAAGAAGTTTGTAACACCTATGGGCTTAAATTTATTAAAACTTGACCGAGAAGGAAATCAAGTTGGAGTTGGAACATATACTACTTGGGTTGAAGATAATCACCCTGGAAAAGATATGACTAACATTGGAAGTGGTATAGTTGATTTATATAAAAATAATGATAATAGCTTTACTCTTAAAGCTAGGCTTAAAGAAGACTTAAAAACTTATGAGTTTAATATAAATTCTAATTTTGAAGCAACTTCTTTATCATCAAAAAAATATTCCGAAGAACAATTTTCAATAGCAACAAACCCTAGATATATTAAAGGTTATTATATTCATAGCGATATAAGTTCTCCAATACATATAGTTTGTAGTGATAATCATTATTTAAGCTATGCAAAAACTAAACTACCTTCTCCTATAACTAAAACAAATACTAATACTATGAAAGTGCAATATGATTTTATATATACTCCACCTAAAATAACTGACTTTATATAGGGGTTGATATTTTGATAAATAAAACGAGAATAGAATTATTTTTAGAAGCTATAAAAACAGGTAATATATCTAACCTGCCAAAACCACAAAGTAGAGTTGAACACTTTTTAAAAGGTATAGCAACAGGAGATATATCAAGCCTTCCAAAACCACAAAGTAGAATAGAGGAATGTTTAGACCACATAGCTAGAAATGGCAGTAGTGGTGGAGGTAATAATGGTAATAATTATGGGCTTCACAATGTTACCCTTGAGCAAAGAGTAAAAGGAACAATAGATGTAATAAGCAAGATAGGGGAAAAAATCACAATAGAGGTAGTTGAGGTTTAGTGAACAAACTAATAGAGAATTTAATAAGGTTAAATATTATAATTTATACATTTCTAATTATTGAAATGTTTTTTATTTTTAAAATAATTTTAAGGGCTAGAGGATTAATTTTCTCTAGCTTTTTATTTATATTAGGGGGATAAAATATGGAACAAATGATAACTAGTTTAGGCTTTCCTGTTGCTTGTTGTTTAGCTTTAGCTTACTATGTTAAATATCAGAATGAACAAATAAGGGAAGATAACAAAGAAGATAAAGAATTATTACTTAATGAGCTTCAATATTCAAGGGAAGTAAACAGTAAATTATTAGCTTCTAATGAATTGTTAGCTAAAGAAATATCAACGAAGCTAGATCAATTATTAGAGAAAGTAGGGGAGTAAATGAAAATATTAATATGTGCTTTAAAAAAGAAGTGGAATTAACTCCACTTCCTTTTCAATATGTATTTTTTATGTAAGATTTTGTTATTGCATATTATAAGGCTTACATACTTGGGTTTAATATTTAAATAAAGCGAAGCTTCAGTATCATTGTAAAATTCTTTAATTAAATTATTATTAATATCAAACAATTGAATAGCTTTTGATTTTTTTAAAATTTTAAATAGATAATCGTCAGTAAACTCACTTTCATAAAAGGGTATATATTTAGATTTTATAATATGTTTTTCTATTATCCTTAAACTTATACCTTTTACATTTATTTTTTCTTCACATTCTTTTATTGAGTTGAAATATTGTTTTTCTAAGGTTAGTACGTCTACTAGTATCATAGGACTATTAAATCTAGTTGTATCTACTAGCCCTGTGTTTATTGCGTGTATATTATTTTCTGAAGGGGTTACCCATTCTAAGTTTTCAGAACGATTGTCGGCTTTATCTCCATTTAAATGATTGACATAAGGTTTGTTTAAAGGGTTATCTATAAATTCAGTTGCTACCACTCTATGAACTCTTAGATTGTATTTTTTGTTGTTTTTATGAAGGATTACTCCCTTGTATCCTTTTTCTTTTGTTTGTTGTTTTAAATGTTTCTTTGTTGTTTTATTTCTTATTTCTCCTAAATTTGAAACTTCATAATTAGGGAATTCTTTAACAGTTTTCCAAATGCACATAAAATTAACTCCTTTTAATTAGTTGTATATTATATTATATGATTTTTTTAATAGGGGCATACATAAAATAAAGAAAGGTTGTGATTATTATCAAAATACTAATTTGTAGTGGACACACTTTACAAGGGGTTGGAAGTGGTGCAACAGGTTACATAAATGAAAGTGAAGAAAATAGAAGTCTTTCAAATATAGTGGTTAAATATTTAAAACTTGCAGGGCATAACGTAGATTATTATGAGATAAACGAAGCTAATGACTACTTACAAAAGCAAGTTGCAAAAGCTAATAGTAAAGATTATGATTTAGTAGTTCAAATACATTTTAATGCTCATAAAACTACTAATAGTGAAATGGGTACAGAGGTTTTATACTTATCAGATAGTGGCAAGGTATGGGCAGAAAAAATAAATGCTAAATTAAGTACAGTATTTAAAAACAGAGGGGTTAAAAAAAGAACTGATTTATTTTGGTTAAATAGCACTAAATCTATTTCCTGCTTAATAGAGGTATGCTTTGTAGATAGTAAGGCAGACACAGACAAATATTTAGCTAATAAAAACAAAGTAGGAAAGCTAATTGCAGAAGCTATAAACAGAGGGGAAATAAAAGAGGAAGAAATATTTTATAGAGTAATAGCAGGATCTTTTTCAAAAAGAGAAAATGCAGAGCAACAAATAAAGCTTCTTAATGACAAGGGGATAAAAGGAGGTTTTATAGATATTTATAAAAAATAATATCTATGATAAAATATAATTACAAAAAACTTGTGTAAAATTTATTTATATAATTGTATATTATCAACAAAATCTTTTTAACTTTAAATAAGTCTTTCCC